GGCATAACCATTCATGCGACTCTGATAGTCCCCACGCAAAAGGCCATCCACATTCAGCTTGATGAAGTACTCCCTCTTTTCAGCGGGCAACAGCAGGGAGCGCATCAGCGACTGCTCCCAGCGGATCACCCACGGGTCCAGCGTGTATTTGACAAACTCCAACGACTGCTGCTCAATATTGGAAAAGCTGGATTTTTCCAAATCGCCGACCATATGCGGCGGGATACGGTACAGACGGGCAATCTCGTTGATTTGGAACTTCCTTGTTTCCAAGAACTGTGCTTCTTCCGGGGGAATGCCGATCTGCTGGTACTTCATGCCTTCCTCCAGCACCGCTACCTTTCCGGCATTTTTAGAACCGCCATACACCGACTGCCAGCTTTCACGTACTTTTGCAGGGTCTTTCAGTACACCCGGATGCTCCAAAACGCCACCGGGCTTTGCGCCGTTGGCGAAGAAAGAGGCACCATACTCTTCACAGGCAAGTGTCATGCCCACGGCGTTCCTTGCCATTCCAATGGGCGAGTAGCCCACCAGACCGTCAAAGCCGAGGCCGGGGATATGCAGGACATCTTCTTTGCGAAGTGTTACGGTGCCATATTCTTTAAAATTTGGATTTTCTTCTGTGTAGCGGGTGTAAGTGTAGTAGAGTTCGCCGGACTGGTTCCTCCACACCTCCATTTTATCTGGGAGCAGGGGATAGAGGGCAACTACCCTGCCAGCAC